TGCTTGGTGTTAAATATGGATCATCAGGAACCACAACAACACTATTTGCTTGAATTGTTGCAGGAGGATATGCAAATACTTGATAAACAGTATTTGCAACAAGAACATCTGCAAGAGTTTGACGAAGTGTTGTGATTGCTGGAACTGTCATGTCAGCCCACCATAGCGCGAGGATTCATGTACCCCGCAATTAAGCCTCTGACTTTTGCGAGCATTGTATTTCCGAGACGATAAGGAGATGGAGTATATCCATCGACACTGACGCCCCCTGATGCTGGAGCCTGACGTGCTTGCCAAACATCGATTGCCAACATAAGTGCAGCTTGATTAATTGCAGGAGTTGTCGCGTATGAAGTCTGTTTTGTATCTACCCCTGCGCAAGTTCCGTAAGGCACAACTAAATGATATGGATCATCTGCATGAGTTAAAGCAAATTGAATTAAAGAATATCCACGTGGGAATGTAAGAATGTTATATGGAAATGCAACAAAATAAGGGAATGTCGCTGAACCTTGAGTATAAGGCCACGTTGAAGTAATTGTCTGCGTTCCGTTGTAAATGCTTCCGCTATTTGTAATAGTTACTGTTTGACCTTTAACATAAGATCCAGAACTAGATAAAACCAGTGTTGCAACGTTGCTATTAATAGTCGCGCCTACTACTGGAATTGAATCAAACCAAAGATATTGATTAAGAATATCTTGAGCAGTTTGGCAGCATGACTCTAAATCAGAATCGCTATATAGCGTTCCAATTCCAAGTGTAGAACGTAACTGTGCAACAGTGACGTAATTGGCTGCCATGATTTTCCTTTCTAAAGACTCTAGGAGGGTGAAGGGCTCCGCACCCTCCTAGAGCGACTTAGGTATTGCTTAGACTAGGTTGAAACGGCGAATACCAGCAGCTTGCTTAACAAGTGCTGAGCCGTACCCGTAGATCGCCGTATTAACGGCCATGTTTGACACAACATTTACTGAGAAGTAAGAAGTTGGTGATTCGTACCATGTAACAGTCTCTGGAGCAACAATAAATGCTGACTCATCGATTACTGTTGCAACTGCATTGTGATCAACATAAAGATTCAAACCTAGAACGTTACCCTTGATTGAACCAGGAGTTGCATTACCTGCATTGTTCATTGGATTAGATGCATTGTAAATTGGTCGCCCAGTTGAATCTGTCGCGCCCATCAACAAACTCCACTGACCTGTTCCAGCGATGTAGTTCTGTGCGAAGTAAGAAGTTGCGTTATAGCAAGCTGCTGATTCTGTAGAAACATATGAAATGATTCCTGCAGAAGTTGCTGCTGTAGTTGCTGCTGCTGTTCCACCAGATGTTAGAGCTGCAATAAGAGCAGCATCTGTTGCCTTGAGATAAGCACGTTGCAACTGGATGGCCAATTCATCAAAGAAAACAGGATCAGAGCGTTCTAAAAGCTCCAAAGAAATTAATTGGGAGCCTGCATATTTTGCCACTGTTCCCGTAATATAAGCGGATTCCATAACGGTTCCTGCTGGATCAGCAAGTTCTGCAACGGCTGCAACTGTTGGAGCAACAGACAATTTTGGAACATTGAATGTCATTCCAGATGTTGGAAGTGCTTGACGAGATACTGCATCGATTGCAGGACGTGAAAAATTCGTGTTTGAAACAAATTCACGCATGTACTGAATTGGATTGAAAGCAGGGTTAGTTGTAAATGTATCTGCTGCTGTTAGATCTTCTGATGCTGCGATCCATAGCTTTGATTCATCATTACCCATAGCTGCTTTGATTTTGTGTTCTGTGTAACGACCCATTGAAGTAATACCGTGACGAACACGAGTAGTTCCTTCTCCGTAAGGCACAGAAGCCTTGATTGTTGGACGTGAGGCATCTGCAACGCTTGCGGCTGCCTCAGTTGTTGCGGCGGTTGTATCTTCTGACACAGTTGCCTCACTTTCGTTGGTTGATTCGGTTTGTTCTAATGCTCGTTCTTGAACTTGAATTTCCTTCAAGCCATCAACTGCGTTAGAAATTTGTTCGATGAGGATATCTTCTTGAGTTTCAAGAGATTCTTCTGCTACATCGGTTGGATCTGTCATGTCACCCATTTGAGCTGCTACTTCTAAGACACGAGCTTCGTCAAAGGCTGGAGATTCGACAAGGCTGACTTCTTTTAAAATGGCACTAGAGACGACTAAAACGCCATCTTTACGATCGCGTGAAGCAATAACTTCAACGCCTACTGATAGGCCATCGATTAATTGCTCGGAAGCCATAACTAGATAATCTTGACCTTTACTTGAGGCAGAGACTTTAAATACGCCATCAATTCCTGTAGCAGTTTCTTTAAAAGATTGAGCGCGTCCGATTGGATCATTTGTGTTGTGCTGTGCAAGCAACTTGATCTTGGCTGTAGATGGGATCTGTATTGAACCGCGCTCAAATATAACTGCTCCGACTGATGTGTTACCAACAGAACCCCACGGCACAATCTGCCCTGCAATAATTCTGCGTCCAGTGTCGCTGGATTCGATGTTGCTGCTAAACGTTAGGTGCATCGGCTTCTTGGCTTCCATCAGGAGTTAATCCTTCCATCTCTTTTGCTTGATTAAGGTCGATCAGTTGTAGCTGTAGCAGTTTCTCGGTAACTGCCAAGCGATCTTGTGGATTGGCGCGAAGGAATGTCTCATCAACAGCAAAGCGAACTACTTGGCCTCTTGGTGTTAAATCATCTAGAGATAAACGATCTTCGATTGCTGAAATATATGGTTGTAATGTGTAAGCAAAAAATTCTTTGCGAGCATCAAGAATGTTTTGGTATGTGCTTGAACGCATAGTTTCTGCGTTAATCATATGTGCTGGAATGTTCATCGCACGAGCAATTTGTGCAGCTAAAAATTGAGCCGCATCGTTGTACATCATATCTTTAGGAGAAAATGATGTTGGAACATAATCTAAAGTTGATGTCAAAAATGCAGTTGAACGATTTTGACGTGCATTTTTCCAAGTAGCAAGTAATCCTTGAATTTGACTATCTGGAAGATCCGCACCATTATTTTTCAAATAGCCAGACGGTTGCGGAGTTTGAGAAGCAATATTTGAAGCCTTTTCAATATCTAAAGCTGATTGAATTGTACGACCGGCACGAAGAAGAACACCTTGATCCATCGCTTGAAATGTGATAAGTGAACCCACGCCAGAATCTGGAACGCGAATATTGTTCACCATGTAATAATCAACTTCTTGAGAATATTGATCTAACTTAGTAGTAACTCGATTATTTTGAATCCATTCAAAACGTGCAGGACGATTATCATCGGCATATACCTCGGTGCAACGCCAAAAACTTTGCCCATACATGACTAACGAATCAACCGTCCACGCTATCGTTACAGAACGAGGAGCGCGGGCATCAGGTTGATTAACCCAAGTAGGAGACAACAATTCTTTACCAGTAGATCCAGAATAAAGTTCTAGTGGGATTGATGCAATAGTGCCTTTAATAAGATTGAGACATTGTGCTACTGCTGGAACAGATACTGCATTCTGTCGGTCGATAGCATTTGCGTAATTATTGATTCCGCCAAATCCGAATGTTCCATAAGAAGATCCATAAGGAGCATCATAAATAGCGGGATTTGTCTGAGCAGTGATATCTTTTTTAGAACCACCGAAAATTGACAAAATACCCATGATGGTATTGTACCTTATTCTCCGACATAAATGGTGGCATTTTGCTGTGGTTTAATCAACTGGTGGACGACCATCGCTAAAGCAATAGGAGCTGAGACATCGCCAGCAGATTTGCGGCGAACGATTCTCCAAGACGAGTCGTTAGTTTTTGCGGCACAGTTATTCATCTGCTGATTCAATGTTTCTTGGCCAGCATGGATTACCTTTAAATTGACGATGGAATCCAAATAATCTCCGCAAGCTTGATAGAACTTTTGGCCAGAGACATCTTCAATCATAACCCCAGAATTTTTAAGACGATCAGCAATAGATTGCGTCGTATATTTGTCATAGCAGACTAGACGAGGCCGAAATTGATCGCACCATCCTTTAATGTCAGCGGCAACTTTAAGATCATCGATTGCCACTTGAGATTCCCATGTCTGGATCAAGTGAAGGCCAATTTTGCCATCTGGCTGTATTTGGCCTGCGACTAAAGAGGCATTTCGAGAACTAGGGGATTTATCAAAAGCAAATACGGTATAAAGTCCTTCTGTCAATTCTAGGGATTCATTGGACACTGCTTCCCAAGATCCGTGAGGCCACGGGCTGGATAATGAATCAATCCATTGGCAAAGTGTCTCGGTTCTTGTATTTTCAATAGGAGAAGTTGTAATTGCTTCTTCAATAGCAGCTTCTGAAATCGTATAACCCAGAGATGGATTAGCCATAGCCCAAGCGTTTCTATCATCTATCTTGCAATATTGCGGAGCAGAGTATTCATAGAATCCGAATGATTTTGGTGGATAATCGATTGCCCTTTCTCTAATATTATTCAAAACTGATGAGAAAGCATCGCCAGCATTACTGGTCAGTAGGGTATGGGAACTGGCATGGGCGCGAGTCACTGGCATGGCGGCTCGAAAACTTTCTTCATTGATCTCTCGAAGTTCATCGATAAACAAAAGTCCATTAACTGTTCTGCCTCGGGATCCATCGCGAGTGGCAGCTACTACGTCCATTCTGGCTCCAGATAACATCTCAATGGATTCTGTTCCATTGGCATAACGTATCTGTTTAACAAAACCCTTTAAATGGTCATTATTTTCTAGAATCAAAGCTACCTGTCGAAACGTATCTAAGGCCATTGAACGGTTCGAGGACATTATCAAAACGTTGGTATTCCACTTTAAAAGATGAGCCAAGATGAGCATTCGAGCTACATGAGTCTTGCCGTTTTGGCGAGCTATAACCAACAAATTAGTACGGCGGATCCATAAGCCATCTTTATCTACAGTGAGCATATCCTTGAGTACGAACTCTTGCCACGGTAATAAAGGCATCGAAATAATTTCGCAAAGATCTTTAATGTCTTGAAGCTTATTTTCACCCTTGAGGAGCGGGCTATGAAGCCTCGGTCTAGTTGCCCCTCGTAAGCCCTTTTTAGTTCTGGTTGCCATCAGGCCACTTCTGGCTGCGTCTGGTTCGTTCTGGTTTTAACGTGTACCGTGCTGGTCTGTTTTGGAGAGAGATTACCCGA